TAAGTAAAATGTCTACCTTTGAGTATGAAAAGAACCAAGAAGCTATTGCTAAAGCATTACAATCAGGTAAGTTTGTATACGATGTTAGCGGAAGTGCTAGATAAGTATTGACAAACTTGAAACAACTGGTATAACTTTAAGCAGGACTAGGTATCTAGTCTTGCTCCTATGGGCCGTAACAATGCTAGCTACCCTACCCCATAGAGTTATCTGTCACGCAAACAATAAACTGTCAGAACAACCTGAAGTTTGTTGGCCTGTATAGACAAGTGGAGGCATCCCTGTTCTATACACACCCATCAAATACAGCCTCTGTGGTGATGTTCAGCGTATTTAATTATATGCCTAACACATATCTAGGAGGATATTAAAATGGCCTTTCCAAAAGCAGTTGGCTACGGAAACTTACCTAATGGTAATTTTTCCCCAGTCATCTATTCAAAGCAAGTACAACTTGCATTCCGTAAAGCGTCTACTGTTGAAGACATCACCAATAATGATTACTTTGGTGAAATCGCAAACATGGGCGACAGTGTCAAAATCATTAAAGAACCTGAAGTGTCTGTTCAAAGCTACGCCCGTGGCACACAGATCACTGCTCAAGATCTGAATGATGAAGACTTCACATTGGTTGTTGACCAAGCTAACTACTACGCTTTCAAGATTGATGACATCGAAGCAGCTCACTCACATGTGAACTTCATGCAGATGGCTTCTGATCGTGCAGCGTATCGTTTGCGTGATCAGTATGACCAAGATGTATTGGGTTACTTGTCTGGCTTTAGACAGTCTGCCAAGCATGTCAATCCTGACACAGCTCGTACAGCAGCCGCTGGTACTAATGCAGTAACTGCTGCTGGTGCTGATGAGTTGTTGGCTACTATGAAGCTGAAGAAAGGTAGTTTTACCAACATCACTACTGGTTCTGCTGGTGAGCATTCAATTCCTTTGACTCCTCGCCTTCCCGGTGCTACAGCCCTCCCAACAGCAACAGCTTCTCCTTTGATGGTGATTGCTCGTATGGGTCGTTTGCTGGATACCCAGTTTGTTGATTCTGCTGGTCGTTGGTTGGTTGTCGATCCCATCTTTGTTGAGATGTTGAAAGACGAAGACAGCCGTATGTTGAATAGTGACTTTGGTGGTTCTGGTTTGCAGAACGGCTTGGTCATTAACAACTTGCACGGCTTCCGTGTGTATGTTTCTAACAATCTGCCAAAGATTGGTACTGGCCCCGGTACTTCAGGTACTGCTAACCAGAACACAGACTTTGGTGTGATTGTTGCTGGTCATGATTCTGCTGTTGCAACTGCTCAGCAAATCACTAAGACTGAGACATATCGTGATCCCGACAGCTTCGCTGACATCGTGCGTGGTATGCATCTTTATGGTCGCAAAATCTTGCGTCCTGAAGGCATCGTCACTGCTAAATACAACGCTGCTTAAGGAGAAACTAAATGGCAACTATTACTACTCTCTCAAACGCTGTTGGTGCAGGTACACAACCTAGCCGTAGTCTTCGCAACATGCCTTATGTTGTTGAAAACACTATTAGCTGGTCTGCTGCTGTAACAGCTAAAGGCTCTGCCTTGGCTGCTGCTGATGTGATTGAAGCTCTCCAGATTCCCGCACAATCTATTGTGTTGGCTGCTGGCTTTGAAGTGATCACTGCAGCTACTGGTAGCTGTACAGTTAGCTTGGGTGTTACTGGTGTTACTGCTGCTGCTTATGTCTCTGCTTTTGCAGTGACTAGCTCAGCTACTGCCGGAACCTACGCAACTCCAGCAACTGCTGCTTATCCTATTGTGTCTGGAGCTGCTGACACATTGGACTTGCTGTTGGTTACTGAAACCACTACACTGAGTGCTGGTTCAATCCGTGTCTTTGCTGTCATCGTTGACGCACAAGATCGTGTTGGTCCTGCTTCTGTAGACCGTGAGCAACTGGCCTAATAGCTAGTTGATGCAGGGAGGGGCTTAACCGCCTCTCCCTTTTATTGTTTAAAAATTATGTCTACATTTATTTCTTTAACAAATGAATTGCTGCGAAGAATGGGTGAGGTTGTTTTAGACTCCACCGAATTCGCTGGAGCTAGAAACATTCAAGCTCTAGCCAAGAATGCTATCAATTCATCTATTAGAGAATTGATGCATAGTGCTCAGGAATGGCCCTTTGCTCTTACTACTTATACACAAACAATGACAGTGGGTACGGGAACATATTCCTTTCCTGCTGATTTGTCTAGTGTTGACTGGGAAAGTTTCTATCTTAAGAAACTAACAGCAGCAAACAATGATCCGGCTCGTTTACCTGTTCTTACATATGTTGACTACTTAGACAACTATCGTCCCGGTGAGGATGTGAATGGCACTGGAGGCTATGGTCCTTCTATTGCTGTTTATCAAACACAAGAGTCTAAGTTTGGTGTGACTCCCCTGCCTGATCAGGCGTATGAGGTGGAGTATAAGTATTGGTCTTTCCCTGCTGATCTGTCTCTTTCTACAGATGTCTGTATTATTCCTGATAGATTTACCAGTGTATTAATTGATGGTGCTATGTTCTACATGCTCATGTTCAGGTCTAATGAACAAGGTGCAACTTTGTATAAAGAGAAGTTTGATACAGGTATTAGAACAATGCGTAGGCTTTTGTTAGATGAGCCTTTGTATATGCGTTCAACAATGATTGTTAAGCCTTCTTTTAGTCCAAGAGTGTTTTAATGGCAGATAGAATTAGTGGCTTCAAGGTTACATGTATTGGTGGAATGAACACCAATAGGGATGTACTATCTCAAGGTGAGATGTACCCCGGTTCAGGTACACAACTTATTAATTATGAGCCAGCTATTACTGGTGGGTATAGACGGATTAGTGGATATGCTAACAGTTATGGAACTGTAACTGGCACAGGTAGTGTACTTGGTGTTATGGTTGCAGAGAGTTTAAACGATGGTATCTTTGCTTGTCGCAAACCTTCTTCTGGTACAGACTACTTTTATAGGTGGGTAAATTCTTCATCTACTTGGGTAGCAATTACAACTCCCGGAACTGTTACGATGGTGGGGGTTAAGAAGGTTAGGTTTACTAGATATAATTGGAGTGCTCCTAAGTTTGCGTTAACTGATGGAATCAATCCGGCTGCTGTGTATGATGGAACTACATATACACAGATTACGGATGCTAATGCTCCTAATAGTCCTAAGTATTCTGCAGCCTTTAAGAATCATTTGTTCTTAGCTGGTGATACAACAGACCCTTACAACTTATATGTTTCTTCTCCTTTGGCAGAAACAAACTTCAACCCAGCTAATGGAGCTGCTGTTATTAATGTAGGATTTGAGATTGTTCAGATTAAACAGTTTAGAGATACGCTGTACATCTTTGGTAAAAATGCAATTAAGAGTTTGACAGGCACTAACATAGCTGACTTTGTGGTGGGTGAGGTGACAACAAATTTAGGTTGTGTTGTACCAGATAGTGTGATAGAACTGGGTGGTAATCTAGTGTTCCTTGGTCCTGATGGTTTTAGACCAGTGGCGGGAACAAATAAGATTGGTGATGTGGAATTGGAAACAATTTCAAAACAAATTCAATTTACCATTACATCAATCTTACAAGAAATTGTAGCTGGTTCTATTGATCCAGAAACATTAAGCTCTGTAGTAATTCGTAAGAAGTCACAGTTTAGATTGTTCTTACCCGCTGAGGGAGTCTTTGGTTTGTTAGGTGGTCTTAGGGCTAGCGAAGGCGGTGTTTCTTTTGAATACAGTCAGCTTTTTGGATTTACAATAACATGTGCTGCTAGTGGATACATTGGGCTTGATGAAGTTGTTATTCATGGAGATTCTACGGGTAAGGTGTATAAGCAAGAGACAGGAAGTTCTTTTAATAGTACAGAAATCTTGAGTGTTTATCAAACACCTTTCTATTATTTTCAAGATCCTTCAATTCGTAAAAACTTCTATAACATTTCTACATTCTTGCGTAGTGAGGGATCGACTAGTATTGTGATGGGTGTGTCGTATGACTTTGATGACTCTGTTAATGTCTTCAATCCAGCCAACTATAACATTTTAACAACTGGTGCTGCTGCTTATTACAATGAAGCCATCTATGATGCTTCAGCAATTTATGATGGTAATCCATCACCAGTAGAGAAGACAAACATTGAAGGCTCTGGGTTCTCCATTGCTTTCAAATATGTGACTAATGATACGAATGCTAGTCATACGATTCAGGGCTTGGTCTTGAATTATTCGATGAATGATAGACGCTAAGGGGAAACTAAATGGCAGGTTATGTAAGACAGTCGGCTGCTGATATCGTCCCAACGGGCGTAGTTAGAGCTGCACCAATTAACAATGAGTACAATGCTCTTCGTGATGCTTTTAGTGCTGCTAGTGGTCATAAGCATGATGGCACTGCTGCTGAGGGACATCCTGTTCCTGTCATTGGTGACGCTGACTTATTGAATAAGATTGCCACTGATACCGCTAATAATCGTCATGGTGTATTTGTTGAAGTAGCTGCGGCTGCTGTGGAGCAAGTGCGCTTTCAAGATGGAGCTATTGTTCCAGTAACAGACAATGACATTGACTTAGGTACAAACTCTCTTGAGTTTAAAGACTTATACATTGATGGCACAGCCAACATTGATAGCTTAGTTGCTGACACTGCTGACATCAATGGTGGCACTGTTGATGCTACAGCTATTGGTGGAACAACCCCCGCTGCTGGTGCTTTTACAACTCTATCGGCTTCTGGTGCGGCAACACTTTCTAGCACTTTAGCAGTTACGGGTGTTGCAACGCTTGGTAATGGTGCTGTGCTAGGAACACCAACATCAGTTACGCTTACAAATGCTACTGGTTTGCCTATCAGCACAGGAGTAAGTGGTCTTGGGACAGGTGTGGCAACCTTTTTAGCTACGCCAAGTAGTGCTAATTTAATTTCTGCTGTTACGGACGAAACTGGAACTGGTGCGTTGGTGTTTGCCACTTCGCCAACACTGGTGACTCCAGCATTGGGAACACCTGCTTCTGGTATAGCAACCAACTTGACGGGGCTACCAATTTCAACAGGCGTAAGTGGTTTGGGTACTGGAGTTGCTACTTTCTTAGCTACCCCCTCATCTGCTAACTTAATTTCTGCCATTACTGATGAAACAGGAACTGGTGCTTTGGTGTTTGCAACAAGCCCTACCTTAGTAACCCCTATCCTTGGAACACCAACAAGTGCAACATTGACCAATGCCACAGGTCTTCCTATTGCTACTGGTGTATCAGGTCTTGGCACAGGTGTGGCAACTTTCCTAGCAACTCCTTCAAGTGCAAACTTAATCTCTGCTGTAACAGATGAAACTGGAACAGGATCATTGGTCTTTGCGACAAGTCCAACTCTAGTAACACCTGCCCTTGGTACTCCATCTGCTTTGGTAGGAACTAACATTACAGGAACTGCGTCTGGTTTGACAGCAGGTAATGTAACCACTAACGCTAACCTTACTGGTGCTATTACTTCAGTTGGAAATGCTACATCTCTTGGTTCATTCACATCAGCTAACCTTTTGGCTGCTTTGACAGATGAAACAGGAACAGGCTCTGCAGTATTCGCCACTTCACCTACTCTTGTTACTCCTATCCTTGGAACACCCACTAGCGCAACTTTAACTAACGCTACAGGGCTTCCAATTGCTACTGGTGTGTCAGGTCTAGGAACAGGCGTAGCAACGGCTCTAGCGGTCAATGTAGGCTCATCTGGCGCACCTTTGGTAAATGGTGGTGTGCTTGGTACTCCATCTAGCGGAACTGCTACTAACCTTACAGGCTTACCAATTTCAACAGGTGTATCTGGTTTGGGTACTGGTGTAGCTACTGCTCTAGCTGTGAACGTAGGTTCTGCTGGTGCTGCTGTTGTTAATGGCGGTGCATTAGGCACTCCCTCTGGTGGTACAGCAACCAACTTAACTGGTTTGCCTTTATCAACTGGTGTAACAGGAACACTACCTGTTGCTAATGGTGGTACAGGAACAGCAACTCCTAGCATTGTTGCAGGGACAAACGTAACTGTTACAGGAACATGGCCTAACCAAACCATTGCTTCTACAGCAGGTGGTTCTGGAACTGTAACTAGCGTTGCAGCTACAGTCCCAAGTTTGTTTAGTATTTCAGGTTCACCAATTACCACATCTGGCACATTGGCAATGACCTACTCAGGTACTGCTTTGCCAGTAGTTAATGGTGGTACTGGTCAAACATCCTACACAGATGGTCAACTGTTAATTGGTAACAGCACAGGAAACACGCTAACTAAAGCAACATTGACTGCGGGAACAAACGTAACAATTACCAATGCTGCTGGTGCAATTACGATTGCGGCTTCTGGTGGTGGTGCTTCTGCTGCTACGCCTACTGCGCTTGGTACTGTGTATGGCAAGCAAACAGCAAGCGGTGCATCACCTTATTTAACTGCTTTTGGATACAATTCTGCCCCTTCAGCAACTGGTACATATAATTCTGCATTTGGGCAGTTATCGCTCTTTTCATTAACTTCTGGTTCGTCAAATACGGCAATAGGTGAAGAAAGTCTTTATACAGTATCAACAGGAAATGATAATGTTGCCGTTGGTGCTAGTGCTTTATATACTGCAACTGGTTCTCATAACACTGCTGTTGGCACGCAAGGTTTAGCACTTACAACTACTGGAGCAGAAAACACTGCTGTAGGTGCTTATGCAATGAGATTAAACACAACTGGAAATTATAATACTGGTATTGGACGTTATGCACTTACTGCTAACACCACAGCATCTTACAACACCGCTTTAGGATATGAATCTCTTAAAGCAAACACAACAACTTCATACAACACCGCACTTGGTTATTCTGCGGGAACTGCCAATACAACTGGTGGAATAACTGCTGTTGGTGCGGGTGCTCTTGCGGCTAACACTACAGGATATGCCAATACTGCCCTTGGAGGTTATGACAGCGCAACAACCATACAAGCCGCACTAAGATATAACACTACAGGAAATTTTAATGTAGCAGTTGGAACAGGTGCGCTTACTGCTAACACCATAGGTGCTAACAATACGGCCTTTGGTTATTCAGCACTTTATACAAATATTGATGGTGGTACTAATGTTGCTGTTGGAAATAGTGCGCTTGCACTTAATACTGGTGGTGGAAGTAATGTTGCCGTAGGATACCAAAGTCTTTATAATAATACTACTGCCAGTGGCAACGTAGCCGTAGGTTATCAGGCTTCCCAAACTATTACCACAGGGGCTAATAATGTTGCCATTGGTGTTTTCTCAGGGAAAGGCGGCACAACTGGCACTTCAAATGTTTCTATTGGTTACGAATCACTTAAAACCAACACTACAGGAAATTACAATACAGCAATAGGTCTTGAAGCCCTTAAATCCTCTACAACTGGCGGTGGTAGCGTTGCATTAGGTGCTTATACGCTTTTCTCTAACACTACTGTATCTGATAATATCGCCATAGGGTATGCGGCAAGTTATTATAGTGTGACAGGAGCAAGAAATACTGCTGTAGGCTATTTTTCTTTGTTTAATAATACCGCTAATGACAATACTGCTTTTGGCTATCAAGCACTTAGGGCAAATACAACTGGCACTAATAATACTGCTGTTGGACAAGGTGCGCTTTATTCTAATACTACCGCTACTTCCAATACAGGTATAGGTTCTGAAGCTGGTTATTCAATAACAACAGGCGTAGACAATGTATGTATTGGATTGTCTTCTGGAAATTATAATGTTGCTCTTACTACTGGTAGAGACAATGTAATTATTGGTACTTATTCCCACACTGCGGCTGCAGGAGATAGTGCTTCAATTGTTATAGGTCGATATATTCTTGGTAAAGGTACTAATACGGGTTTTATTTCTCCGGGTGGTGGTGGCGTTTATCAAGGCAATAACTCCGCTAATTGGTCTACAACTTCAGACAGACGTTTAAAGAAAAACATTGTTGATAACAATATTGGTTTAGAAAAACTTACGCAAATCCAAGTGCGTAACTTTGAATATCGGTTGGCAGAAGAAGTTACAGAATTACCACAAGCACAAGCTATTCAAAAGACAGGCGTTCAACTTGGTGTGATTGCTCAAGAATTGCAAGCCGTTTTGCCTGAGTGCGTAAAAACAGAATCCACAGGTATTATGTCCGTAGACTCAGATAACCTGACTTGGTACATGATAAATGCTATCAAGCAACTCAAAGCCGAGGTGGATAGCCTCAAATCTCAACTTAATCTAGGAGCTTAATCATGGAAAATCAAACCCCCGCACAAATTGCACAGCACTACTCTGCCGCAATGGATAGCGTCAACCTAATCAATGGTGGCAAGCCAACTCAAATGACTGATGCTGAATGGGCTGATTGCCTATCACGCAACAAAGAACATTTAAAAATCATGTTGGCTAAAGACTATTGGACAACTGAAAACCTTGCACCATTGCAAGCCGCTTCTGCATAATCATGCAAGACGAAGTAACCCATTCTCAAATCTATGAACGTCTATTAGCTGTTGAAGCTAAGGTGGACCAACTAGATAAGAACACACAAACTGTGGTTGCTGCTTTCAATGCAGCCGCTGGTGCATTCGTTGTGCTTGAATGGCTTGCTAGGGCAGTGAAGCCTGTCTTAATTATTGGTGCTTTCTGTGGAGCCATTTGGCTTGCGATAGAAAATAAACTACATCAATAATGAAATGGGTGATAGCTGCACTGTTGATAGTGAGCTTACTTGTTTCAGCAGCAGAGGACAAGTGTAGTGTTCGACAGTTTTATGGTATAGCTTACACCATTCATAATCCTACAGAACGTCATCAACAAATGTCTGCGTGGCTAACTAACCATGAAGGCTTTTGTTCTAGCAAAGACATGGTTGTTATTTGGAACAACCTGTCTGAATGGGCAGGAGCAGCAGATAGTGCAGAACTAAGACACAAAGTTGTTCGTGCTTATAAGAAGGCAATTGAAAGGGAAAAGAAATGACTGATGTATTACTTCTTCTTCTTTGGTTAGCAGTACCTTTGAATTATATCTACTGGATATTAATTAGAAATGATAGATAAGATCCGTCTATTCCCTATGGTGGATGCTACTGGTTATCCAGATAAGACTGATGCCACTGAAAGAAGAATTGAAAAGTATCAAGAAGAATACAGAGCAGTACTTAAAGCTAACAAAGTAGAACGAAAGATAGAAGAACTATTGCTAGAGCTTTATAACAAAAGAGCTGAGCAACAGAAACTCAGACTTGAGATATTTACAGATCGTAAACTAGATGTATATGTATAAATATGGTTACTAAAAAAACACCTGTTAAGACACCAGCAAAGGTAGCTCCTGTTAAAAGCAGGACACCTAAGCCTAAGACAGAACAAACAATTAATGTATCTGTTGCTGCACCTGTTGCAAAAACAGAAACCAAGAAAGACGATAGTACACTTGGTAAAATCATTGGTTTGATTGAGTGGGTAGATAATCCATTTAAACTGTTTACAGTTATTCTCCTAGCATTTCTTGCATTTGCTGGGTATTTTGCTTGGGATTCTAGGCAAGTTATTCTCCAAGCAATTACAAATCAAGACAAGATGCCTCAGCTTGTTAAGCAAGAGGAGTTGATTGTTCCTGCTCGTAGCTTACTTAAAGATGTAGATGGGCTTGTTCTTTTGGTCCATAAGGCTAACTTATCTACGAATAGCAGAACCACTGTGCTTGCTCTTAATGCTGATGGCTCAAGAGAAAAGACAATGGAGGGAACAGTAACCTCCCTCTTTAATGCAAGCGCAGATAGAAACGCTGCTATGGTGGCTATGCTAAACAATGAAATCTTGTGTGAGGAATTTAATCCATCATCTAAAGTTGGTGAATGGGGTGCAAAGCAGGGTGTTAAGTTTATGTGTAGAGGCTCTATACCGCCAGACATGGGTAAATTTGCGGGATATGTAGCCATTGGGTTTAAGGAAAAGCCAGAGGACATTGCGGCATTAAAGACCCGTATAAACTTGGCAGCAACTGACATGTCAGAGGAGTAATTATGTTAGATATTCTTAGTGGTGGTTTATTAGGCAGCATCTTTGGTGGTATCTTTAGGATGGCCCCTGAAGTATTGAAGTGGCTAGACAAGAAGAATGAACGCAGTCATGAGCTTAACATGTTTAAGTTTCAATGCGATTTAGAGCAACAAAGAGGCGCACAGAAACTCGCAGAAATAGGCGCACAAAGAGAAGCGGCTGTAGACGTAGGTGTCATGGGAGCCTTTCAATCAGCCATTGAACAGCAAGCAACGATGGTTAAAGCTGCTGGTGGATGGGTCGCATCTTTATCCGCATCTGTCAGGCCAGTTGTTACCTACTGGGTGCTGTTTGTTTGGAGCTTTATCCATGTGTGGTTTGCATGGAATGCATGGCTTGCAGGTGCTCCAGCCGTTGAAGTGTTTAAGACTATGATGACACCTGACTTCTCAGCTCTGTTATCAGGAACAATAAACTATTGGTTCCTTGATCGTACATTGTCCAAGCGTGGATTATGAACTTAGATATTGCAGCAGAACTCTGCAAGAAGTTTGAGGGCTTCAGAAGCAAGCCCTACCTATGTCCTGCCAACGTAGCCACTATTGGCTTTGGCAGTACATATTATGGTGATGGACGTAAGGTGGTATTAACTGACCCACCCATGAGCGAGAAAGAAGCTCATGACTTATTAATGATTGAACTGCACCATACATATCTTCCCGGTGCTCTTAGGCTTTGTCCTAACTTAGCAGCACATGAGAAAAGATTGAATGCAATTGTAGACTTTTGTTACAATCTTGGTGTGGGAAGACTACAGTCTTCTACCCTAAGACGCAAGGTGGTAGCAGAAGATTGGGAAGGAGCTAAAGAAGAGCTTCTCAAATGGAACAAAGGCGGGGGCAGAGTGTTGGCTGGTCTTGATAAAAGACGCAGAGCTGAATGTGCCTTAATGTAGTATTGACTGATGTTGATATTTGTGGTATGACAAGGCTTAAAGGTATATAATGTTACCAGCTTCTCTAAGTATTATTGGCAGAGAAGTGCCGATTAGAGTTGTAGATGTATTCCCAGAACAACTGGGAGAGTACAACTATGATGATTATGCAATTAAAATAAAGTCTGGTCAGCACCCCTTAGCGGAGGCAGATACATTGTTACATGAATGTATACACGCTATAGACGACTGCTTCCAATTAAAACTGTCAGAGAGACAGGTGTATTGTTTAGCTGTTGGGGTGTTAGCACTCTTAAGAGATAACAGAGATATGCTTGCCTATTTAACTGAAGCAATAGAGAAACCAAGAAACATATGAAAGATTTTACATCACAGCAAAAAGAGATTGTAGCTAGGAAGCTAGGCTACGATGGTCCTATGCAAGGCTTTGATGAATTCATTGCATCCTCTCCTGCCTTAGGTGCTAAGTATGCTTCCATCACTGGTAAGTTTGCTGAGCGTATGGCTAAGGGTGG